TTTAAGTTAGACGGTACAGACCCAGCAAATAGTTTAAGTTTAAGTACAGGAGTACCGTCAGTAGGTACGGAGCACGTGTTATCAGGTAACCCAGGTAATATTCCATTAGTATTACAGCTATCGTCAACAATAAGAGACTTCCGTTATGCAAAAGACATGACTGAATTTTTAGAAAGAGCAACAAGAGCAGGAGCAGGAACAAACGATCTAGATACCAGATGGTCAGACTTCGTTAAAAGATACTTCGACTGGGACCCTAACCCATTAATGATAGACCGTCCGGTCTGGATAGGCGGTTATACTGGCAACGTCGTTATTAGCGACGTAATGTCAACAGCAGAAGCAGGAGCCGCCTTAGTCGGAGACTACGCAGGTAAGGCAATGGTAAGAGATACAACACCTGGATTCTCTTATACAGCACCGGATTACGGGGTAGTAATACCAATACTTACCGTATATCCAAAAGCGTCTTATTATTCAGGCATGGACCGGATATGGACAAGAAGTGGCAAAATGGATTATATGTGGGAACAATTCGCCCTAATAGGTGACCAACCACTCAAAAACAAGGAAGTTTGGTTCTCCTGGTATGATGCAGACATAGATTGGAATGAAGAAATATTTGGGTATGTACCTCAATACCACTGGGAAAGATATTCCAACGACATCGTATCAGGTCAAATGCGGACCCTATGGGAATCATTCCACTTAGGACGTAAATTCACAGCAGCATCCCAGGTAGTACTAAATGATGATTTCATAACATGCACACCGGATATCGGAAGGGTATTCAATGTGGATGCAGAAAATGGAGAGCATGAATGCTACGTACATGCCTACGTAGGCATAGAGGTACTTCGTAGACTTCCTAGATTCGGAATACCTACAACATAATGGAAAACGTGTATGCAGTATATCTGCGAGATCATACTCAATGGTATTATATATCGTTTTCATCATACAATGCTATATCATGGGTAAGGATGTCAGCAAATTAGAATGGCAATGGCCAATACCACAGGAACTACTACCAAGATTCACAGAATACGAGGTTGGAAAATCAATAGAATGGCACTATGGAATGTGATTCACCTACATGGATAAACTATAAAGCACCAAAATGGGATGGGGAAAAATGGAATAATCAATTCCCGGCAGGATGCGGGAAATGTATGCCTTGCCTCATCAAAAGAAAAAGACAATGGTCTTTTCGCTTATCAGAAGAACAGAGAGTTTCATTCTCAGCTTACTTTGTAACGCTAACTTATAATAATAAGCATGTACCATACGGTGAAAATGGGTACTGCGCCAATAAAGCAGATCATAAGCACTTTATAAAATGGCTCAAATATTACGAGGATGAAGAGCTCGAAACAATTTCCTCGGAGGAATTCCGTAGAAATAAGAAACAATCAAAGGAGGAAACAGGCCTCCTTAAATACTACGCTACAATCGAATATGGGGACCTCAAAGATCGTCCCCACTGGCATTATCTTCTATTCAATGTGCGCGATATTAATAATATTAATCTCGCTTGGAGTAGCCAGGTGCGTATCTCAAAAGGTGTATATTCACCAGGGGAATCCTTCGGAAAAGTCGACATCGACGACTGTAACCAAAACGCCATCGACTACGTTCTAAAATACATGCTCAAAAATGATGCAAGAGAAAGAGACAAAGAAAAGGACCGCCAACCGGAGGTATCTTTTATGTCCAAAGGAATCGGACTATCAGCGGCTACTCCTGAATTCATCAACCATATACGACAGCCACAAAACAATACAGTTATCAATTCACGCGGCACTAAGGTCGGTCTACCAAGATATTACAGAAAGAAATTTCTATCAGAAGGAGAGATTGAAGCTAAACAGTCTTATGTGGCGGCAATGTCAAAAGCCAAGCAGGAACTCAAGGAGGAAGAAATACTTAAAGAAGGTCTTGACCCGGATACTGTGGCAAGACTTGGAGCTGAAAATCGTTACAATAATTTAAAAAACAGAAGGCGTAGAAATTACGACTAGATATAAAATAGGACTGCATATCCAAGAAAAGCGGTTATGGTGCAGCAGACTACCGCATTTTAAAATAATTAAGTTATGAGAAAGGGAATCGCAACAGCAGAACAAAATAATGGACCAAAACTAACTATGGTCGTTCAGACACGCTCCCCACTGGAAGCATTCAATATGCTAAGGATGGGGCATCCAATCGATCAAGCCGCAGGCTATTACGATAAACAAGGCGTCCTGGAGGACGACTTCTATATGATGGATACCGTAGGTAAACTCCATGCCTTAGCAAAATACAGAGAGCTCACCATGCAACACAAATCAGATATGGACGAGCTCTATAAACAGCAACAAGCTGAACAGGATGTAACTAAACAACAAAATGATAATGGCAAAACAGAAATCTCTTAAAGAACAGTACCCCATTGAGGGTACATTCACCGAAGGTGAACAACAACAAGTAAACCAGGACAACTATTTTCGAGACTTCGAATTAGAAGACATAAGAAAACGGTATCTAAAAATGACCGTTTTTATGGAAACACTACACGAGGTATTAGAGTTATCCTTCGATTCATCAGGACAACAATTCATGATAAGAATCGGGGAACTCATTACAGCAGCAAACCGAGAATCATAATAGACAGCCATTTCATCCAATCAGAAAGCCTCCAGGTAACAGCGGGGGCTTTTCTTGTCTAAGCGACTTTAGTCGCAAAATAATCATGCCGGACAGTGGGCCCATCCCCTCCGGGCCCCACTTGAGGAGGAACGACGAAAGAGGGAGAGGGGTAGGCCTCACTATCACCAGGCTACATCGTCCGAAGGACACAATCCGAAACGCTAAAAAAAAAGTGAGGAACAAAAGCGGGGGGGGGGGACCCGCAAACCGGATCATTCAATAACATTGATATGTCCGGTTTAAAAAACAATGAGCAACGCGAATAAAAACAGGCAACGACGTAAGTCAACTTGCCGAAAAAAAACAAAAAAGGACCTAGCGCAAAACGCCTGCGAAGGCGGGAAAGATAGGTACTATCCCCTCATGGGTAAAAGATCAAGCATGCGAGATCGAGAGCGTAGAGGGTAGCGGAGTGTCCGTAGAGCGTAGCGTAGTGAGTGCAGCGAACATCGCCAAGCATCGAGGACAGAGCAACCTCACAGCGATCACATGAGGGGCAAAAAATTAGATTTTCTTTAGAAAATCAAAAAAAATTATAAAATAATTTAAACAAATAACTTGCTGAGATTCAGCAAGTTATAAAATAAATAGAGCGAAGCGATTAAAAATAAGCGGAACATAGTGTAGCAAATACAAAAAAGGTTACTACCTTTTCAGGGCCTTTGACAATCTCGTCTTTCAAAGGCCAAAAAATTTGTATTTAAACAAATTTAAAAAAAGAGAAAAAAGATGCCAATAATCATGATAGGCGTAATCGCCGGATCACTTATCGCAGCAGCAATATCAGCACTCTTCTCTTCAGGCGCAACAGCAGCCCAAAACAAGTACAACTCACCAAAAGCACAACTTAAGAGATTAAGAAAGGCAGGTCTCCCTCTCGCTTATATGTACGGCGGTAGAGTAAATAACCAATCAACAACACCTCAATTATCAATAGACCCAACTTTGGGAACACTAGGAAAAGCACAAGCATCTAAACTTGGAGCAGACACAACAGGTAAGGATATAGAAAATAAAAAGGACCAGGGAGAAATTGACTGGTTACAAAAAATAAGTCCCGAAGGGACAACAAATCAAGAGTATAATCTTGATATAGAGCAAAGCACTAAACATGCTGAAAGATTCCTCAAACAACATGAGGAAGAACTCAAACAGATAGAACTCTGGACAGAAAATAAAGCTTTCGCAGAAGGCATCCCTATAGATCAAAAAAGAGAGGCATTAAAAAAAGCCCAACAACAAGTATTAAACCTTATAGAACAAGCGGGTTTAATGAAACAATTACAAAAAATTAGAGGGTTCGAAGAACTCCTCAACGAATCAATATCTACAGACTTGGAATCACTACCGGACTGGGTAGCATCAATAATGAAATTAGTTTTAATCGCAACAAAACGCTAAAAATGGCAATTAGAGCAGGTCAATCAATCCCCGAAAGGATGGAAAAACACGCCCAAAAAAATTGGGTGGATTTATCATTCAATCACAAAACAACTCTTACAATGGGGACTCTGGTTCCCCTTGCAACAAAAGAGGTTTACCCTGGCGAAACTGCCAGGCTGGCAAATGAAATAAAAATGTTCTTTGCCCAATTATATCTTCCAATCATGCACCAATGCTATTTTACAATAGACTGGTATTATACCAGGTACGGTGCAATTTGGAACAACAATACAATCGACTCATGGGAGACTTTTATAAAACAGGACCCTGTAACCGGAACAACCTCATGGGCCTATTTCAATTATGCCCGTGCACACGCTATCTATACAAATGGTATAGTAAATTATATGGGCTTTAATGCACCACCAGGAGCCGGAACTCTTATTTTAAATACCAAAATATCGGCTCTTCCGATATATGCATATATCTCAATATGGGACAACTACTATCGAAACGATCAGATTCAACCTCCCTTGGTTACTATATTCACTGGATGTCAAACAGGTGACAATTCTACCTCAATTCAAGAAATGGTACCGGATGTAAGAGTACTCCGCCGGAACTGGCCAAGAGACTATTATACAT